TGACTTTAGTGTCACCTAGCTCACGGATCGGAACCACTCGCTTAGTTATGCGAGTGGGTTTTCCACAATGGCGGGTCGGATCTCCTACATTAGGGGTATGACCTATCAATATCGTTGAATACTGAGGGCCAAAGCTGCGCTTACGCTGTGCGTAAGACATGCAGCCCCATGACTCGACGTTACTATTCCTCACAAGTTGAGGATCACCGGACCAACGCTTATAACCCATCCACAGTGGATGAGTTGGTTGTTCCGATTTATAGGTTAGCCGAGTGCTAACAGGAGGGCAATAGCCCAACGTGTCTGCGCACCATGCGTGAACATAGTCTACAAACTTGTCGGATGGATTATTCATAATCATTCGATTACAAAAATCAACTATTGCCAATCGATGGTCTAATTCACTATTGTTGGTAAGTGGCTTGTTTAGTCGTACAGGGTTTACCCTTCGACCAAATAAGTAGTCACCACCACACGATTCCCTGAAGGGACCGCGGATGAAGGACTTATCCCGGTTCGTGCGGAGACCGCACTTGTCGAGAAGAGTCATCACTTTTTCCACATATTCTGTGGGAACAATAATGTCATCACCAAAGACACTTATCGTGTCTTTACCTCCCATCTGTTTCTTGAACCTTTCGAGGTCCCAGCCAGATGGAGTACAGGCTTTGGTCAACGCCCAGAAGCATATAGCTTCTACAGGGAAACAGCAAGCTGATCCCATAGGGGCGAACTTGTGGAATTTGTAAACCGAACCATCCGGGAGGATGGTTTGTTCACTCCTACAAGCCATAAGACATCGCACCCAATTTGTGGGAAACAATGCATATACAAGACCTGGCGAGATAGAATCACTCGCCGCCTTCATATCAACAGATGCTACGTGACCGAAGATGGACCCTAGTCGGGCCCACCATTGGTTTATTGTAGCGTCTGAGAATGGTAGCTCGTTTTTGCTACCACCATGGGATTCAGCCCTTTCGTACATAATGCGCATCAAACCTTGTTGCACAAACATATACGGGGAGGGCTCCATGCAGATGCCTCGTGGTCCGCGTGAGTCCTTAGGGACCCAAGTGAACCGTGAGGTCAATCCGTTGATATTAACGTCCAGGAGTTGGCGATCAATTAAGCCGCATGGGTAGTCCTTTTTGACTACCCACTCCTCTTCGTTACAATGTAGACCGTAAGGACTTCCACTATCGCTGGTAAAGTAATCAGCGTAAGAGAACGTCGCATCCAGCTTTGGACAGTACACAGGCTCGTCGTGGTGACGGGTGGCTGCATCTGATCCTTCTGCTGAAGAACCGCTACCATGTTTAGGTAGCAGATCCCATGGGTCAACACTGCCTAGGAGGCAGTGCACAATAGCTCGAGCTTGTTGGAAATCCCTATCTTCATAGGGGAGAACCAACTCACGTAGGCGTTCATCATCGCAGATGAAGGCGTCGGTGGCTTGAGACAATTGTTTATTAGAAAAAGG